TCAATAGAACAACCTGAAGTATTTCCGTTCTTTGCTGTTGACCTCCTGTTTGATGGTAATCCTGTGTACACTTGGACTGGTGTAGGAACTCTCACTATAGGTGGGAAGGATTACGTTGGTGCAGGACAACTCTTAAACATCTCAAGCATAGAAGAAACGCAAGAGATGGCTGTTAAGGGAGCAACAATAACCCTAACTGGTATCCCCTCAAACTTAATCAGTTTAGCCCTCACGCAACCTTATCAGGGTCGTGTGTGTAATATCTATTTCGGGGTCATGGGTGAGAAGGTATTCAATCAGGTCTTCTCAGGTTACATGGATCAGATGAACATTGCAGAAGCTGGAGATACAGCTACTATCGAGATGACTGTTGAGAACAAACTTATTGACCTTGAGAGAGCTAGAGTAGCTCGTTTTACCTCTGGTTATCAGAAGTCAGTTTACCCCGGTGATCTTGGGTGTGACTTTATTGAAGACCTACAGGACAAGAAGATTTCTTGGGGTCGGGCAGAAAGTAATGGTTAAGTATCAACAAGAGTTCTTAAGCCTTGTAGAAGATGAAGTTGCCCCCTTAGCTATACTTGAGTGGGACGAGTCAGGTCATCCTACACAAGAGCTTCATATAAACTGGGATGAGTATTTTCGTTTAGAGGAAGCTGGACATCTTAAGTTCTTCACCGCGAGAAAAGATGGACTATTGATTGGGTACTTTGTCGTTCTCATTACAGCCCCCCTGACATCTAAGTTTGACCCTGTTGGGATTTACGATGCAGTTTACGTCCACAAGGACTACAGGAAGTCTACAGTGGGTAAACGACTGTTTAAGTTTGTGGAGACTTGTATGAAAGAAGATGGTATCTACAGGGTTGTAGCGTCTTCCTCTAGCAAGAACCCTATTGGTCGTTTCCTTGTGCGCATGGGATACCATGAGATAGAAACTAAATACGAGAAGGTTTTATAATATGGTTGTAGTTTCCACCCTTCTTGCGATTGGAAGCGCCACTTTTTACGCTCTTGCTTTGCCAGCGACAAGCTATCTTTTTGTAATAGGTGCTGTCGGGGCTGGAACAATCGCACTTGGTGCAGCAGCATTACGGGCGCTTATGCCCAAGCCACCAAGTTTTGGCAACCGTGGTTATCAAACTACAGCTATTGGCACTGCATTAGACCATCAGATTATCTATGGTAAGGTTCGTGTTGGTGGCGCTCGTATATACGATGAAGCCACAGGTCAGAACAACAAGTACCTACATCGTATTGTTGCTGTCGCTGGACATGAGATACAGTCCTTTGATGAAATCTATATTAACGATGAGGTTGTAACACTAGACGGTAGCGGAAATGTTACCTCCCCAAGTAAGTACGATGGTAAAGTCCGTATCAAGTTACACTTGGGTTCACCAAATCAAACTGCTGATACCTTCCTTGTAAATGAGTCTGCCCACTGGACTACTGAACACAGGCTCCGTGGTATTGCTTATATGTATATACGGTTAGCCTTTGATGCTGATGTATTCCCCAATGGTATCCCTGAGATCACAGCTACCATCAGTGGTAAGAAAGTCTATGACCCTCGTACATCAACGACAGCATGGTCAGATAACCCAGCTTTATGCTTGAGGGATTACCTAACGTCCTCTTATGGTATAGCTGAAGAAACCGCTAACATTGATGATACTTTGGTTACTGCTGCTGCTAACGTATGTGACCAGACTAACACAATCGCTGGTACAACACGTTATACTTGTAATGGTGCTTTCACTACAGCCTCCACTCCTTACGACATGATTAACGGTATCCTAACGTCTATGGACGGTAGCTTATGGTATGCTCAAGGTAAGTGGCGTATGAAACCGGCCTACTGGACTGCACCTGTGCTAGATCTTAATGAGGATGACTTACGTTCTAGTGTCAGTGTATCCACACGTCACTCCCGTAGGAATAACTTCAATACTGTCAAGGGTACATTCCGTGGTGAAGAAAGTAACTGGCAGACTACAGACTATCCACAAGTAACTAATGCAGCCTTTGTTACCGCTGATGGTGGACAGGAGTCCGTAGCTGATGTTGATCTACCATTTACAGATAACTCTGTTGAGGCTAGACGCATTGCTAGAATTTCGCTGGAGCGTAATAGACAGCAGCTTACTGTTAGTGCTTCCTTTGGGCTAAAGACACTTCAAGTACAAGTTGGTGATAACATCCGCTTGTTAAACGAAAGGTTTGGTTGGGATTACCCCTCAGAACTAGACCCAAACATTAGGGTTGGAAAAGAGTTTGAAGTTATCGCTTGGGGCTTTGGTCTTACCGATGGCCTTGATCTACAGACACAGATGACCTTACGGGAAACTGCTGAATCTGTCTACGATGAAGTTGATGATGGTGTCGTCTACGAAAGAGATAATACAACCCTCCTATCACCCTTTAGTGTTCCTTCTGTCGGACTTTCTGTGTTAGCTGAGGCGGTGGTTAGCAACCAAAAAGTATCTAATATAGCTGTAGCTACAGTTACATCAAGTCGCCCAGAGGGTATTGACTATGTAGAAGTAGAGTACAAGCTATCCACTGAATCGACCTACTCCTCTTTTGGTCAGGGGCCGCTGGGTGAGTTTAAGGTAAGAGACTTACAAGTTGCTGACTATGACTTTAGAGCTAGGGCTATAAACACCTTTGGCATCAGGGGTGAGTTTGAATATCTACTTAATGTGGAAATTAACGCCTTTATTGGTGATCCCTCTGATGTATCTTCGTTAACGACAGAGTTGTCAGGCGGCACATTATTTCTATCGTGGCCCCCTGTCCCTGATGCTGATTTAAGTCACTACGAGGTCAAGCATAACTCAAATACTACAGGTGCAACTTGGAGCAACTCCACTACAATCGTTGAAAAGATTGCTAGACCGGGGACTTCAGCTACAGTTCCGGCTCGATCTGGTACATTCTTGATTAGAGCCTACGATAAGGAAGATAACTTTAGTGAGAATGTAACCTCAACCATAGTCCTTCCCTCTGAGTTACCTCAGTTGGGTCAAACTGACACTCAGACTGAAGACCCAACCTTTTCTGGCGCTAAGACTAACACTACTGTAATCTCCAGCAACTTAGAGATTGACGATACCTCCGCTGCTAATCCGACAGGTGAATACCTGTTTAGTAACTATATTGACACAGGATCGTCTCGTAACGCTCGTGTTACTGGCATACGCACATTCACCCGTGGTTATGATAATGGCACGTTACTGTGGGATAACATCCCTCAGAACTTTGATACTTGGCCCGGTAACTTTGACACTTGGACGGATGAAACCGCTGAATTTGGTGATGTATCTATTGCAGTTTATGTGTCATCAACTCCAGATGACCCTGCTGGGTCTCCAACTTGGAGTAGCTATATTCCTGCCAATGGGGCTGTTGTAATTGGCAGAGCCTTCCGCTTTAAGGCCATCTTAAGTAGTACAAACACAAACTTTACCCCAGTTGTATCTGCACTCAGTGCCACAGTTGAATATTAAAGGATAATACTAATGACCGCACGAGTAATTAACATACCAAACGCAACGGCGTCAGTTACTAGAACCAACATAAACGATGCTTTAGCATCACTTGGAAGCACTAATAGTGGGGCGACTGAACCACCGGGCAGTCTGAACAATATGCTTTGGTACGACACCGCTACCCACATTCTCAAGTTAAAAGCGGAAGTTGGGTCTGACTGGATTAGCATTGGCTACTTCGATCAATCAACAGACACTTTTCGTATTTTTGACGATACTCAGTTGGTTGATGCAAGCGGCACCGCGACAGACGGAGTGTTAGGGGATCAAACCACAGGTACTTGGGAAGCTGGTACGGGGACTACTGAAAGTCTCGTGTCGCCAGCTAAGATTAAGGCTGCAATAGAAGAGAACAGTATAACTCAAACTTCTGGGTCGGCTCCCTACTATGGTTGTCGCGCTTTTGTATTTATCGAAGATGGTAGCAACGCTTCTAATACATGGACTGGTCAAAACATTGCCTCTGTTGTTCGTACCGGCACAGGGGCTTACACGGTTACATTCACTACAGCCATGCCTAATGCTAACTATGCTGTTGCTATTGGGCCAAGCAATCAAAGCAATCCAAACATCGGCTACGGTATGGCTATTGGTTTTACAGCAAAGAGCGCAAGTTCTTTTTCAGTAAGGACACGGCGTGTAACCGACCATGATATTTTTGACTGCGACCAAATGTCGTTCTCTGTTTTTACATAAGGAATAGCTAATGCCCTACAAACTTGGAACACGCAGCCTACAGAGCTTGTCAGGCGTTAACCCTGATATGGTCGCTGTAGTTAAGAGAGCAATCGAGATCACTGAGGTTGACTTTACAGTCATCGAGGGTATCCGTCACATCAACCGTCAACGAGAGTTACTCAAGGCTGGTAAGTCAACTACCTTGAACTCACGACATATCACAGGTCATGCTGTAGACATGGTTCCTTATCCTGTCGATTGGGAAGACCTAGATCGTTTTGAGCTTATGGCTGAAGCTATGAAAGAAGCAGCAGAAGAACTCGACATTCCTATCGTATGGGGTGGTGACTGGAAGAGTTTCTATGATGCACCTCACTTTGAACTTGACCGAAAGACGTACCCATGAGCAAAGAGATGATTAACAATAATTTATCAATAGGGTTAATCTTAGGTCTCATTACTCAAGGTGCAGCTATAGTATGGACTGTATCAATGATGATGTCGGACATCGAAAGTAACCGTGAAGACATCATGGAGACACAATCTAGGATCACAAGGCTTGAGTCTGCCGTTAATACTCAGGCTGTGTCGATGGCTAGAATTGATGAGAACATTAAAGCTATTCGTACTGCTGTAGAGAAGATGTCAGAGAGACGATGAAGTGACGATACTTGATGACTGGAAAGTTCTACCAAGGCTTATGATGCTGGCAGTCACTGTACTGACGTATCAAGCTGTACATTGGTTTATGTCGTTACCTGACCCCAGTGTAGCCCAGAGTGGGCTTGTATCGGTCTGTATGGGCGCTCTTACGGGGTGCTTTGGTATATGGATGGGTAAAGAGTCTAAGACTACAGTTACACCCACTAAGATCGTACATGAGGAGAAGTATAGCAAATGATAGGCCAAATCATAAGTTCAATAGGTGGACTAGCTGCTAGTATCATCGACAGTAAGACACAGCTTAAACTTACAGAAGCTGAGATAAAGAAGAAGCAGTTAACTGGTGAGATTGACTGGGACATAGCTGCAATTCAAGCGACACAAAACTCATGGAAAGACGAGTGGATCACACTCCTGTTCTCTATCCCTCTGATACTAGCCTTCTGTGGTGACTGGGGTAATGCGATAGTACAAGCTGGGTTCGCTGCACTTGAGGGTATGCCAAAGTGGTATCAATATTCCCTCGGAGGTATCGTGAGTGCCAGCATAGGAATGAGGTCGGTATCGAAGTTCTTTGGGAGTAAGTAATGGAAAACTTAAGGCTACCGCTTGCCTTGGTTGCTGCAATGGCTGCACAGTTAACTGCTGGAGTGTGGTGGGTTAGCCAACAGGCTGCGACGATCTCAAGCCTAGAAGAAACGGTATCTCAACTTGGCTCCCGTATGGCACTTGAGGATGCCGTAAATACTAAGAGGGATGTACTAGACAACGCCATATCTATTGAGTATCTCAGGGAAGACTTAGAGGATATGTGGGTTGACATCGACGGATTGTCTATGAACATAATGCAGATCAACACCCTTAAGCAACGTCTCGCTGTAATTGAGAATGAGCTAAAGTACATAAACAAAGATCATATGAAGATCATAAAGTAACACATAATACAAGACACAAAAAAGCCGTAGGTATCCACTCAAGGACGCCTACGGCTTTTCTGATTCTAGTCTAGGTCTCCCATAACAGCAGCTAGACCTTGGTATAACGTCTCTACGTCAATCTTTATCTTACCTATAGTGTAGGTCACCCACAGTAGAACTAAACTGTTTAACAGCATCAACCCCTCGAATAACGTCATTAGATACCCTCCTCCATGAACGTCTTAACCCACATTGCTGTGATGCCTGATCGTACAATATCCTCAACACCAAACTCAATAACTGGCACAGGTAACATATGCTTCTTCGCTAAGTGGATCACCTTTGATAATCCGTCAGCTTCCTTTAGGTCACTCTGCATAACGTCACCATTGAGAACGATTGTCGTACCCTCTCCCACACGGGTTAGAACCATCTTAAGTTCATGTAGTGTGATGTTCTGTGTTTCATCGACGATTATGAAGGCATTATCGAAGCTACGCCCACGCATGAGTGCAAGAGGTGCCATCTCAATGTTGCCATTCTTGATCCCTGTTTCCACTGTCCCCTTACCAAGGTGCTTCTCCAGAACATCCAAGACAGGCAAAGCCCAAGGCATAGTCTTCTCATTTAGGTCTCCCTTCAAGAACCCAAGCTCCTTACCTACAGCCACATGAGGACGTGTGATAACGATCTTGTCGATCTGCTTTGTGATGTACAGATCAGAGGCATACGTTGCTGTAACATACGTCTTACCAGTACCAGCAGGGCCAAGGATAAACACCTGCTTATTCCCCTGTAGGGCTTCTATCAGAGCCTTCTGCTTTGTAGTCTTAGCGACAAGACCAGAGGTAGACTTTTTGTCGGCCCCCTTGTAGTTGGTCTTCCGTCTTGATCTCGTAGGCTTCTCGGGGAAGTCATCCATTACCGATCTTCTTTCTCCAGTTTGGCTTTGAGTTCTGTATAACCACCAATGTAATTCCCACTACCGTCAAATATCTGTGGGACTGTGGTTAGGTTAGCTTTCTTGATTAACGACAAGACCCACCTTGAGCTTTGGGATTGCACGTTATATTCTGTGTAAGGGAAGCCACTGCCCTTTAGCAAAGCCTTAGCTGCATCACAGAAGTTACATTGGTCACGGGTTATGATGGTGTACATAAGGTCTCCTAGTAAGCAGTTTATACACTTGCTTAGGTGCTTTGGTTACACTAGGTCTACGATCTCACAGCTATCTCCAGAGCAAGCTAATGTCTGGCTACCTGCCGTGTTATCCTCTTGCTCGTACTCTGCAAGTTCATCCCAGTTAAGCTCAGATGGCATGATAGACTTCAACTGTTCATAGTCAGATTTACCACACTCTTGATACGGTGCTTGTTGGTATGTGTGTTCGTTATACGGTAGGAACGACACACCTGACATCTCATCGAAGTGCTTGTAGACGAAAGCCCCAACCTCAAACCACTCATCAGACCTCACGTTAATTGTCACGGAGGGCTTATGCTCACACCATGAACGCTGGTAGGCTAACCACATCTCTAACTGTTCGATAGCAGTCATGTCAGATGTTGTCACAGCGTTGTCAGGAGACCTCATAGGAAAGCTAAACACCACAGTGGTATCTGGCTTCATAACACAAGGCTCATTTGGTATGCCACGATCCTTTAGGAAGTTAGTCAGCGGGTCTTTAATGTCTCCACGCACCGTGCGGATGTAATAAGGGCTGTGACGAGCGTGTATCCCACTAGCAGAATCAACGAGTTGGGAGACAGTGCCACTAGGTTTGACACAAGTGATAGCAGTAGCAACAGGGATACCAAGGCGCTCGGCCCATTCAGCATTAGTATTGATAGCGACATTCTTTAGATGCTCCAGTGTTTTAGCTAACCCACCATTCTTTGATGTCGTTAACGGATTGTCCATAATACCTGTGAGGCTAACCCCCAACAGGCGTTCTTCTTCTGTGTTGTCCTTCCACTCCTTAGTGAGGTAAGGGAAGTGTGTGTAGGTACTTTGAATTGTACCCAAGATGGTAGCAAGTTTTACCTTACGTTCTAGGTCTTCTACTGTATCAGTCGCACGGATAACGCACTCCGTTAGGTTACAAAACTGA